CTTCGTCCGAATCCCAAGCATAAATTGAAACATGCTCTTCGCGCAAAGTTATTGGGCAAGTGCCGTCCGTCCTATGCTCCATTTCGGCAACGCGAAACAGCTTATTCGTCCAGCCAAGACGCGAAAACGTAACCGTCACAACGTCGTTCTTTTGAACTTTCCAGCCACGCGCATTTAAGACGGTCGTGAATGTGCCGCCATATTGACCGCGCTGCAAACGGGTTTTTGCCAAACGCTGCGCTTGCGAAACAGATTGAACGCCGGGCAGGTCAAAGCTATCAATACGATCAATGCCGTCCGGTGACGATAGGGCAACTTCCGGATATTCCGCTGGCTGATAAAGCGATATGTCGCTTGGGTCAGTGTAAGCGCCGCGCACAATGTTGAACGTGTCATGAAGCGACGGCGTTTGCTGCCAGTTGAACGCATCAATAATATCGTCATCGGTAAAGTTAGCCACTGGAACGGCCAAGTCATTATGAAACACCGTCAGGCGTAACTTGCCGTCAACGTCATCTAAATCAGCGTTCATAGTTGAGCGCAGGCCGTCCAAAACAACAGATGCACTGTCGCCCTCGCTAAACAACTGGTCGCTGCGATAACGTGGCTCTGTGCCGCCCACGGCCAGCGTTACGGGTTCGTCGCAAAGATTAGCCGCAACAATAAAGCTGGCAAGGTCAATGCGATTAGCAGGAATACCCTTGCCGACTGCTAACAGGCCGTTAATCCGCCAGCCAAGTAACCACCACAATAATTGCAGGGCAGGGTTGCGCGATGCCGAATCAGACCATGCCCACGTCGATTGATCGTTAGCGCGTTGCGCGCCGCTGCCTCCGGGCACGGTCGAATCTAAACGCGGGTCGTAAATAAACGCACCCTTGCCGCGAATTGTCATGCGCGACGGAATCGATTGTGCAAACGGGCTTTGCGTTTTCTTATTGTTGCCCGTCAGCTTATAGCGCAAATAGACATAAGCAAGCCCTGTATAGCGCCGCGTATTACCCATGCGGGCACTAATGTTGATTGCATTGGCCGCGCTGCCCTCGTTTATGACAGTGACGTTCAGATAGCCCGCATATTCGCCCTGCGCTCCACCTGCCGAAGTCCACGCCGGCTTATCGTCAAACCATATCTGTTGGACGCCGTTAATCTTATGACTTGCCACCACAACAAAGCGATGCAGGAAGCCTTGATTGTCTGTATATTCTTGGTCGCGTATATCAGTCGCGCCAGCGGTATGGCCGAACCATATTTTGCGCGGCGTTCGCGGGATTATGCTTGCATTAAGCCGCTCTATATTTTCACGCGATGCCTGTGGCGCTTTCGGTCGTGGGGCAAGAACAGAACTGGCAATAGCAAGGCCCGCAGCAATAAGATTTAGCGTCTTAATGCCGACGCCGAGAAACGTCCCGGCAATCTTTCCAAATGCAAGAAGTGAACCACCAGACGCGACGGCAGCCACAACGCCCGCAACGATTGCTAGTGGTTTAAGGATTTTACCCATTATTCACCAACCCGCCATGCCTTGACGAATGCAGCGCGGGGCAAACGGACTAGGCCGTCATCTATATCCTCCGCCCCCATGAAAAACCCAAAAGCACCAAAGCAAATGCCAGCGTTTTGACCATCCCAAACAATATCACCACGACGCGCAAATGCGACTTCCATCTCTGGAAATTTCGCGTCAAACGTGCTTTCCAAATCGCCGTTGCCAATTTTTCGCAATACACGCGCTGCGCCTAATTCGGTCTTATATTTGCCCCGAAACTCTGCCGCTGGGTCGTAATCCGTCATTGCCAAAACCGCGCCCGACGCAAACAAAGCGCAGTCAGTCTCACCATAGACGTGCTTTGCATTCGCCATGCTCGCCAGATAATCGTGCAATCTGGTTTCCCAATCTGAAGCGCGTTCAATCATCGCATATTCTCATACTGCCGAACATCGCGGATTCCACCGCCGCCATAATCGCCGCCGTAACCACCGGCTTCAGTGTTTGAAATTGCAGGGTTGGCGCTTATCCCGTTTGCAATGACAACGCGCCCGGACAAGTCTCCGGGGTCAAAGCGTTCTTGATCGAGATAGTTGCGATTGCTGGCATCGCTAAATGCTGCCAGATACGTTTCAATCGTTACGCTAATGGTTTGCGTTTCGGCGCTGCCCTCGATATTCAAGGCCGTCATGTAGCCAGTATAATAATGCTGGAATCCGCCTTGCTGCACATTTGCCTCGTTGCGGATTATGCGCCAAAGCCTTGCCTCGCGCCCTTGCCAGTTTGCCTTATTCCCGATTGTGTTAAGAACATCGGAATCAATGACGGGCAAGCCAGACAGCGTTGCGGTTACGCTTTCACTACCCCCGCCTTGCACTTTGACCGGCGAAATATCGACAAAAGCCGCGCCGATGCCGACAAATAACTGTCCGTCTAAATCAGGGTCGCCAGTGCCCGCAGGCGTAACGTCAGCGCCGCTGCTATTAGCCCGCAAAACGTCGCCTAAAACGTCAAGGTAAACAAACCATATCGGCTTAATATAATCGGTATCTAGCGCCGCAGAGGCCGTTGCGTCGGGGCGGCTCATACAGCCTCCTCTAACGTCAGTGAGATAATTCCTACCGAATTATCATAACTAATACCCATACGGCGTTCAGTCGATGAAACAGGGACAAACGGGGCCAGTGTTTCGACAAGCCCGCCCGCCGCTGGAACCTCATTAAGCGCCACGTTAAGCGTTGCCGTTGCTTTGCCCGCGCTGTTGGTGACTAAATCCAAAAGCAACATAACAAGCCGCCTGTGTCCAGATGGCAATGGCACTGTCATATAATCGCCAGCCTTCAAAATTGTCGTGCTAGGCGTCATGCCAGTAAGCGGAATCGAATAGCCGTTTGTCGCCCCCGTATCGACTGTTGGCCGCGATCCAGAATGCGTTTGACAAGCAACGCGATAATGAAAATAGTTCCGAATGCCGCGCAATCCAAAAAGGAATGCTCGCCAAGCCTTTTCATCATTTTCAGTTACCAGAGGGTCAATGATGGCGGATAAATACCAGCGTTCAGCCCCCGGCTGCGCGACAACTTGACGATATGACGTAATGATTGAGCGGTTAGCCAGCGCGGGCACATCGACGGCAATATCCTTCAATATGAACGCGCTATAATCTGGAACAATTACTTGGCTCACAACCTCGGCCTTCCCATATCGCGCTGTGCTTTTGCCGCGCCAGCGTCAACTATGCTTGGCGCAGCAGCCCGCACCACTTCTACCGCCACTTGCGCCGATTGCGATTGAATGCGCGCGTCAATGTCGCCAGACAGTTCAAGCCGAACCACCGACACGCCGCCGCCTTGAGCGTTTGGCGTTGCTTTCATTTTGGAAAGCGGGATAATATCGCCGCCTGTGTTAGGCCGGAAATATTCGGGCCGCGTTCCTTCATTGACGCGGTAAACTTGACCAGCGGAAACAGGCCCGCCAGATGCACGGCTCTTGCCGCCGAATAGGCTAAAAAAGCCACCCACTGCGCCACCGATGCCGCCACCCATTGCACCGCCTAGGGATTCCAGCAAGGGCTTAATGACAAGCAACTGGAACGTCAGTTCGATAAGCTGGGCAAGAAACCGCTTGCCAGTGTCCTCCAAAACATCACCTAGATTGCCGCCGTTGACGATTGCATCAGCAAGGCCACGGTTCAAATCTTTAAGCGCGTCAACGCCAAATTTTTCAGTTTCATCCCCAAAGTCGAGTTCGTTTATATCTTTTAGATACTGCGCCGATGGCGATAGGTTGCCGTTTTGGGCGTCTAATGCCCGACGGTCCCCTGCGATTAAAATACCGGCACGAATAGCCTCTAACTCTTGACGCTTTGCATTGCTAATCTCTTTATCAAGTAACTGGCGGTCAACGGCATCGAGCGCCGCTTGTGTTTCAGTTTCAGCAATTTGCGCGGCAATGCGCGCACGGTCTTTGATTGACGTTGCTAAATCATATTCGTTTTGAAGCGCAGCAATGGCATTACGCGCTTGAATTTCCGCTAAATCAGCAGTTTCTTGTGCAAGGTCAGCCCGCTTACGCGCAGCAACGGCTTCCTCCTCCTCAAACGCCAGTGTTTCGATTTGCTGGATTAACCTTTGCTTTTGTGCATCGGTATAATCATTTTCGGCCTTAATGCCTTCGATTGCTTGTGACTTTGCCAACTCGATTGAGCGCAGTTCAAACTCCGCCTTTTCCTCTGCCGACTTGGCAACGGATTGTTGAGCGGATAGCGTTTGCTGCGTTAAGGCAATCAACTCTCTGTTAAATCGCTCTTCAATTTCCTCTGCGCTTGGCCCTGATGCGCCGCGAGATCCGCCACCCGCCCGGCCAGCCCTTGACGTGCCCGCGCCAGTTGTCGGTGTTGTGGTTGCGTCTTTTGTCGTTTGCGGCTTTATCACCCCGTCAGGCAGAGTTGAAAGAAATTTAATGTTGGCGCGTTCCTGCCTTATGAGCGCCCGTTGCTGGGCAATATTTTCCCTATCGGACTTCCCGCCAATAATGTCTAATCCGCTAAGAACGCCACCAAATGCGTTAAACTTTACAGCTTTGACCCGGCTCCGAGACTTATTTAATGAAGTTTCAGCCTCTGCAATGTTTGCCTGTGAAACGGCAATGGCCGCAAGGCGAGCGTTAGCCGCAAGTTCCACATATTTGGCAATAGCGCGCCCCATTGCAGCGCCTAACTTGTCAAATTTGCCCCCCGCGATTTCTGCCGTTGCACCGGATTGTCCAACATTTATTCCAGCAGCCTCCGCCGCCGACTTATAAGTCTTAAACCGCTCCTCCGCCTCCGCCAGTTTGGCCGTAGCATTGGCCGTCGCGTCCTCTAGATTGTTGCTTTCCGTAACCAAAAAACCGAGCGCAGTAACCAGCGCAGTTACAGCAAGAAAAGGAACCGTTTTGCCAAGCGCATTCATAGCCAGCGCAGTTTTTGTCGCCGAAGCAGTCGTGCCATTTAATGTTGCAGCAAGTCCGATACTTGCAACCTTTAGGCCAGTAGACGCTACCGTTGCCGCCACAAGCCCCGACACATATCTAACGCCAATTACAGCACCGATAGTTGCAAGTGCCGGGATTATCTTATCCAGATTCTTGGCCAGTAATTCGATTGCGCCGGAAAAAACCGCAGTCGTGGCGGCACCTGTTTGCGATTGGCCGGCATAGACGGTGAACGCGTCGGACAGCGCTTGGAGGCTGGCTGCAATCGTTAGGTTCGCGCGACTTGCAGTTTCCTTGACCTGATCCGTTCCCTTAAGCGCGGCCTGCACAAACTCTTGCACCGATAGCTCGCCCTTGAAGATTTCGGCGCGCATCTTGGCCAACGAACCGCCAAAGCGGTCAATATTGTTGGCCACCGCCTGCAAAATAGGGCGAGCGCCATCATTGATTGAATTGTATTCCTGCGCCTGCACGACAGTGCCGCCGAGTAACTGCGAAAACTGTTGCAGCGCGCCAATCTGGGCCGCCGTTCCAGCGCCCTGCGCTTTAATCGCAGCCGACGTGAGTTCGGTTAGCTTAAGCTGATCAGCCTGATTAAGATTCAGTTCTTTAGAGGCCGCAGATACGTTGCCGTAAAGTTGCGCTAGATCGACAAGCGATGTGCCGTATTGCTGGGCAGTTGCGAATAGCTTAGCCTGCACCGCTTCAAGTTGCTCGCCTTCTAATCCGGCGATTTTCAGCGCGTTTTGAAGTTTGGTAAAGTTGTCTAAGACGCCCGCAATTTGCTGAACGCTAAACGCCCCAGCCAATGCACCCGCGATACTGCCAAGCGAGCTTGATATAGCGCCGCTGGAACGCTGCATCTGGCGCTCCAAATTTCGGATAGAGCCTTCCTGCCGACCAAGGCTTGAAGTCACAAGCGACGTGGTGGATTGCAACTGCGCCCGATATTGCTTTAAGTCGGCGCGAATCTCTAAAACTAAGGGGTCAACTTCAACAGCCATTATACAACCCCATGCGCTTTGTTAAACTCGCGCAAACGCCTTGCGTCGGCCTCGCTTATTGGCTTCTTGCCATCGCCGCTATCATTGTGCGCTTCTAATGCCTCGAAATATGCGCTCATTGAAGTTCGCTCCCAATCGAGATGCAAAACACCGCAGCTCGCTATTATGCTTCCTTTTGGGAGAGGTTCTGGTCGGCCTCTTCGCTTACGGCCACTTTTTTTTTAACCTCAACCCCCTCAACCACTGCCCGCACGATTGCCCACGCAACCCCTAAGCATTCGGCTATAGGGCGCACCGGAAAGCAATAATCATCGACCAACTGCTTTGCGTCTATCGGCGTCTGCCCGCCGCCTATCAAGCCGAGACGGATAGCCTCGCGTATGTCTTTTGCATGAGCCTTGCCACCGCCCATAAAAACAGCGCCACCGTCAGCCGATAAACCAAGGCCCGCGCTCAATTCCTCATATATTTCAAAAATGGATTTACTGCGGCGGGCACCATCGGCATCTAGCCCACCGCAGTTTCTTTCCAGTTCGAATATCTGTGGCAAGAGCAATGCAAAATGATACTCGCCATCGGCAAATTTAAGATCGACGCCGGTGTCCATGGACCTTTACCTTATGGCGCTGCCACGTAGGTTAGGTCGCCTTCACCTTCAAACG